CCTGTAACAAACTCTGGTAACTGTAAGGTACGATCGATTTTTTCTTCAAATTGCTGAAGGACCATAATGGTATTATCGAAATCTGTCTCTAGTGCTGCTGCTGTAAACGAAGCTCCTGTAGAATACACACTCTCCCTCGATAAAGGTTTGTTAGCTAAGATGGTTAGTTTCTGTCCTGTAGTAGGAGCTGAAGAAAAGTCAACTGTACCTGTTCCGTTAGTGGCTATTGTTACTGTGTAGTTTGCAGATAGTGTTAGTGTAGTCTCACCGAGTATGACCTTTAATTCACTGTCGGCATTGATCTGGAAACTAAAAGCGAACTGTGTTTGTGAGCCATTGGTTGTATATTGGACACGTCTGGTGGTGTCGTTAATGTCGAAGGTTGCCATAAAAACTCCTATATAATTTATACACTATTCTCTGCCTAAATAAAAGTTCAATTTTTGTGTCTCAAGGTCTGTGCCTTCGTACAATTTATCTCTTGCCTGTTTTCTTTTACTTGTCAGAACAGCATTGAGAATACTATATCTATCTCCTGGGTCTCTTGTTTCTTGGTATGTTCGTCCTATTCTTCCATCACCTCTTACAATACTTTCCAACTTTCTTACTAACGAAGACTCAAAGTTATATCCAGGATCATCTGGCAATCTACCTCTATCATCAATAGTATTTATATTTTTAACATAGGTATTGTATAGCGGAGCTGATAGTTCTACTCGTTGTTTTCCTGCAAGAAAAGCTCTTGGATGATTTGCAAAAGCATTACCTGTTTTATTAGCTAAATTAATAAGCTCTTTTTCTAACGGACTTTCACCTCTACTCGTTGTTCTTTTAAATGGATTAAAATATTCATCCCATCTGCCTTCTGTTTGTTTAAGTTCTTCTCCCCAAAAATTAAGTTTAGGTAATAGGTCTTTACTAAATCTTGGGTTACGAGACTTAGCTTGTTGCAATGCAATATAAAACCCTCGCATAAAAGAAGGTAATTGTCTTTGTACTTCTAAGTCTTCTAATTTATAAACTTCATTTAATGTAGGGTCTTGAACTCTCTCAAGTGTAGCTGTATATGAAGAACTACTCGGAGGAATTGGTAAACCAGAATATTCTGCAAGATAATCTTGGAATACACCAGACGCAGGTCCTGCCACCCTACCAAGCGAAGTTACAACATTACCTGTTTTTTGACCTAAAAATTTTAGTAACGCATCTTTACTTCTCATAGGGTCGGATTGTATGTCACCAAACATTCTTGTTAAATCAGAAACTCCTTGTAAAAAAGGAAGTTGACCTGCGTAGTTAGTGATACTTACAGTAAGTGCATTCATGATTCCTTGTATTGCATCTGGATTATCTTCGTTTTGTATGTAGTACGCAGTATCAGCAGACATAGCTAGAATACCAGATATAGGATCAAAACGAGAATAGCTTGTCCACTCATACGTTCCATCTTCTTGTTTTATACCAATACTATACTGAGGTATACCAGCTGCATCCCAATATTTTTTTGCTCCTTTAGCTGAAGGTCCTGCTCCTGTAATTTTGATGTCATCTCCCATTAATCCTAATGAATAACCAACCATAGTAGCAGCTATACCATTACCGACCACAAGTTTACCTACTAACTGATCGAACTCTCTGCCAGAAGCATTTCTGAGTTGTTGATAAAATTTTGGGTTTACTGCATTTAAGGTTGAACCCAGTGCTTCTTTAATTATGTTGGTAGGTGTTCTAACAAATGGTATTAGATACCTCATTAAAGGACTAATTTCCATCAAAGCCTTTACACCTTTCTCTGGCAAACTATTTCCTAACTCTTGTTGAAAAGTCATTTTTTTTGCAAATTGTTTTGAGCCTTCTATTGTGGCTTCAGTTGGATTTTCTATTCTATCAATTAACGTTTCTTTAAAAGATTTCATAGCTTCTTCTGCTGATCCATTGTCAGCATTTCTTGTAATTTGATAGTTGGTCATAGCTTCTTTATAAGCCTCTTTGTATATGTACCTTCCTCTAGAAGTTACTTTAAAATATTCATCGCCTGTCGCTAGTAATCGCCCAGGTATACTGTTAGCAGAACCAATAGCACTCAAGAAAGAGCCTACATGATCTCCCTCTTTAAATTGTTTAATTATACCTCCAACACTTCTTTCTTTACCTATTGCTCTCATTTCTTCTAATTCTGTTTTTGTTAACAAGTCTGGGGCTTCTCCTTTAATAAAAGTTTTACTCATCAAAGCTAGAGCATTTCCTTGTGACATCAGACCACCAAATAATTCGGCAGCAGCTTCTCCTACCATAACTCGATCATATTCATCAAATTCTTGACCTAATAATTTTTTAGCTCCAACTCGAATAGAACCTACTGTTCCTGCTATTCCTGTATCAAAAAGAGATTTGAATTGAAACGCAGCATTACCTGCTATATTTACCATGTGTGTAACAGGAGATGATAGAAGAGCATTTATATATATCTCTTGTACAACTCTATTTGTTTTTGCAAGCCATCCATCTTTTGCTAAAAAGTTACTTCTATTATTTGCAGGTAACGCAAGGTATGATTTAGCCGCTCTTTTTATTACAGGAATACTTGCACCTTTAGACGGAGTCTCTTGAAATACAACACGTTCTATTACATTACCACCTAAAGGGTCTCTCAAGCCTCGACCAAATTCTGATCTAACAGCTTTAATATTTAGTCCTATGTTTTTGTTTATAGATGATAGGAAACCAATCTCTTCATTTAATTTTTTTACTTCTACATCTGTGTCACTAAGACTATCTATTTTTTTGTAATTCTTTTCAATTTTTCTTAGATTCTTATGCACCACTAACATACCTGCAAAAATATCATCTGCTTTTACTAATTCTCCTGGCTCAAGTTTAATGAGCTTTCTAATAATTTGTCTTTCTCCTAATTGCTCAGCATACCGAATCATGTCTGCTGTAGTAACCTTACCTCTTTTTAAATAATCAAATAGTTTTTTATTTTTTTGTTTTATTATATTTAAATAATCACCTGTAAAAGTGGTTGGTATTTCCATTGCGTCAAGATTTTCTAATACTTCTCTTCCATCAATAGTAGTAGAATTTTTAAATACTTTGTTAAATGCCTCTGACATTTCGGCAGCTTCTGCTTCAGAAGTTCTTTTAATTATTATTTTACCTTCTTGCTGAACAATATCTTTATCATCTGGAATATCTTTTCCATATACTTTTTTCTCAGCCTCTTCAGTAAATTTTATAAATTTTTTAAACATTACTTACCTATTTTTTTTGAAATTCTAATGGCAATTCTAACTCTTCTTCTGCTGATAATTTTTCTGGCACATCTCCTAGATACATTAGGTCTAAATAATTTTCTCTTGTATAAGCTAAATTTAACTTTTTCATAAGTTTTTTTGCATCATTATCATTCCCATTCTGGGGGATTGATTCCTCCTGCTTTTCGCTCAATCTCATTTCTCACCTCATCTAAGTTAAGTTTGTTATTTCTATATTGATACCACAAATTGTCTATATCCTCAATGTTTTGCTTTTGCTTATATGTAGATGGAAACAATCCTCTTACAGCCTCCCATGTAATTGATTGCATTTCTCGTGGTAAAACTCCTCTTTCTTTTGCAGCTTTTCTATATGCATCAACATAAATACCATAACTTCCTTGTACTCCTGTGATTGCAGAATTTTTCATAGCTCCTGTAAAATCTTTAGGCTTCTTCTTTATTTCTGGTGATGTTCCAAAATTGTGGTGTACAGGTGTACTATTTCCAGATAATGGTCTTAATGTAGCAGCAGCAACTGCATGAGTGTCAATAGTAACATCACCTGCGGAAGAGTTAGGATCGATTATATTATTATAGAAATTTCTAACCTTGTGTTTATTGCCCATTAATTTAGATATAACCTTAACATCTCCACCGCTTTCATATGCATCAATAGCTTTTGAAATCATGTTTAAACTATTCCATGCTGTTTTAGCATTTTCACCTTTATCAGTTTTTACAAAATCAGCGAAGTCTCCTTCTGGAGTTAATGTTTTAAACGATCTATCATTGTATGTTTCATCATAAATTCTTAACCAAATAGATTTTTCTAATGTAGAGTCTAGGTCTGATAATTTTTTATTTAGTATATTTGTTAATTGTTTACTATATCTCTGTGGTATTATGGTTTTTGCTTTCGCCTTCATAGTATTGTCAAACATAATATCTTTCTTATTTTTCATTATATCTAATACTCTATATGCCAGACTAGCATTCATATACCAATCCTTTTGAGGCGATAAAGCTGCAATAACAGCTGCAACTGATTGTTCATTCGTATCAAATTCTTTTGCCCAATTTTTTGTAACTTTGTTTGCTCCGTCATACCATAATTTCGATCTTTGTCTTGTTTGCTCTGGAACTTTATCATAAAGCCAAAGTAAGTTATCTTTAAGGTGATTAATGTAAGTTTCTGAAACTTCATCAGCAGACTTTTGTATTTCATCTTTTTTTAAATTTGGGTAATCTTTGATGAGATTTATATTATTCTCAAATATTTTTTTATTTGATTTTACTTCATTTAGACCAATATCAAGTTTGTTTTCTATAGGGTCAGCTTCTGGTTTTACTGCTGTAGGAAATCTTCCAGAAATTCTTAAATCTGTAGGAGCTAGTTTGGACAACCCTTTATCAACCATCTTACCCATTTCACCTACACCCATACTAGACATAGTCATCGAACCTTGATTCTCATCTACTCTTTTTTGTGCCGCTTCTCCCACTTGTTCTGATGTTTCTTTAATACTTTTGGCAACTGTAGGAGCTTGCTTGGCAGCTTCTTTGCCTACATTACCTACACCTAAAAACTCCCCTGCTACAAAGCCAGATTTAAAATCTTCTTTCTTTTGATCTGATACACTTAGATCATCAACAAAACTATCAAACATTCCTTTATAAAACTGTGATCCATAATTTTCTCTAGATAATGTCTCAAATGTATTCGCAAATGTTTCTAGTTTCTTACCATCTTCTGCACCGACAGACTTGCCTATACTTGCAAATAAACTAGCTAGATCAGTAGGGAAACCTAACGTAGCACCTACAGCTCCTGCTCCGATACTTGCAGTAGTACCTGCTACTCTTTCTAGACCTTCTCCTATGCTTTCAAGAAACGAGGGGTCTGGGTCTTTTACAATAGCCTGGAATACACCATCCTTTAATTCAAGGTCATACTCTATACCATTGTTTTCAAACTCTTGTCTTTTAAATATTTCTTCAAACACATCCATAATTATTTATTCTCTATTTCTTGTATTTTTTTTAATTTTTTTTCTATATTAGTAACAGTATCAGGTACAATGTTTTTATTCCTTTCTGCTGCTGTTGACAACCCTTGTTGAGTAATGAATTCAATATATTGTAAAGCATCCTGTAATGACAACATTTTTTTTGGATTTTCCCTCTCTCCACCATATTTCATGAAAGATATTTCTTTAAGATACCTATCTTTTTGTCCTAATAAGTTTTGGTTTGCTTTATCTCTAAACTCAATAATTTGTAACTTTTCTCTTTTTCTTATCTCAGCACTTATATCAAAGTCTTCACCTCGACCTTTGGCTTTGAGATAATCATCATACAAACCTCTTAACAATTCATTG